AAACACTAGGAGCGTTGAATCTCGCCACGCCTGGAAATCTTACTGGAAAAGAAACACAAGATACTGTTGCTGATTTTGATTTAAAAAGGAAAGATGGTCGTGCATTTGCTGATTTTTCTGAAGCTGGTGCTGTTGGTCAAGGACTTGCTGTTCAAACAATTGGTAAAGGGGTTGCTAATTTCTTAGGTTCAGGTATAAGTACAGACGAACTTTTAGCAAGAACCAGTGGTCGTGTCTTAAATCCAAACGCAGAGATGTTATTTCAAGGGCCTGTTATCAGAGATTTTGCTTTTACTTTTTTAATGGTCGCAAGAAGTCAAAAAGAAGGTGATGAGATTAGGAGAATAATTCGTATGTTAAAAGTTGGTATGGCGCCAAAATTTCAGAATAGCACATTTCTAGAAAATCCCGATATATTCACCATAGAATATAAAAATGGTGAGGGTGAAAACGACATGTTAAAAACAGTTAATCAATTTAGTCCAGGCGGTCTCGCATTGACAACTATGAATGTTGATTATGCTCCCACTGGTTATTGGTCTGCATATCGTGATTCACAACCAGTTGCAGTCAAGATGGATCTTGCATTTACTGAACTTCGACCAATTTATCAATCAGACCATTTGGATACTCCAGATGATAGCGTAGGTTTCTAATATGACATACTCAAAATCCCCAAATAGTTACTTCAGACAACTTCCAGACCTTGATTATCCATCATTGTCAAATGATCGAACTTCTGCATATGATTATCAAATTGTAAAAAATATATTTAAAAGAGCAGTTATTCGTGATGATATTTTTGATGAAACTGTATCATTTACAAAATACTCTGTTCAAGGTGATGAAAGACCAGATCAAGTTGCATTCCAATTTTACAAAGATCCCGCTCTAGATTGGGTTATTTTAACAACAAATAATATCATTCATGTAAGAGATGAATGGCCAATGGGAAATCAAGATTTTTTAACTTATTTGAACGCAAAATATACATCTGAGGAATTATCAAATACTCATCATTATGAAACTAAACTCTTAAGAAATTCATCAGGACAATTAATTCATCCAGAAGGTTTATTAGTTCCATCTGATTATTCAATTAGTTTCTTAGATAATGGCGTCTTAAGAACAGAATCACAAATTACTGAAATTACTTTCTTAGAACACGAAACCAATTTGAATGATGCAAAAAGAAATATCAACGTTTTGAAAATAGGGTATCTAAATGGATTTTTAGAAGATTTTGAAAATATAATGGAATATAAAGAATCTAAACAATTTGTAAGTGATAGTCTCAAGAAAACAGAAAATCCAAGACTTATTTCACCATAAAGTAAATGATCATATTCTCTTTTATCATATCATTATTTGCTAATCATCTACCTGTAATGTATGTACAGGTTCCTCAATGGGCAGATGATTGGGCAGTTTGTGCTGTAGATGTGCCTGATGCAAAATGTCATTGGTATGTTATGTCTCCTGACAATACATTTGGTGAGGGTTTTGATTGGGAAGAAGCACCTTGGTTTGATGCAAATGGATTGAATGATATTGCACCTATGCAAGCAAGAACAGTTGTAGAGAAATTGCAAGATAATTAGACATAAAAAAAGAGGTCACTTTGAGCGACCTCTGGCAAGAAAAATGGCCCGAATTTTTTTTCGGGTTTTTTTGTATTTAAAATTGGTTTTTAGCCACCGTCAAGATCACATCCGACAGTGCCACCAACGACTGCACCTAATGGAATCGCCCACCATCTACCATCTCCTCTGGACATAGCAGCACCAGCGCCACCACCGATCAAAGCACCAGCAATCTTTCCATCCGAACAATCATTATCATCACGTTGAGAACGTTGAGGATTTGTAGGTTCATCATACTGTCTATGATGATCCTTACAAGGGATTTCAATTGTCTCTTCAAAAGATCTTACATACCCAGGCTTTGATCTTGTGCCAGGCACATATTCTTCTCGATACTCACTCCGAAAACATGTTTTCTCATGTGAATAACCTGACTGATATTCATCAGCACTAACACCGATTGGCGTTAGTGCGATTAGTGAAGCGATTAAAACCTTCATAATTAGGACTCAGCTAATTTTGCAAAGTAACTAAGTGCATCTTCCTCATCTTCATCATTAACTGATGATGGTGTGCCTGGCGCTTCAGATGATGCAATAGGTTCAACAACAGTCTCTTCTTCAGCAACTTCTGGATCTTGTCTCCTTGGTGCAACAGTTAGACCAAGAACATAATTAAGTCTCTTCTTAAGATCTTCATATGACTTGAACTGATCTGGAGCAACAATCTCAGCGAGTGAGTGTTCCTGTTTCCAGACTGCTTCCATTGCTTCATCATCATCTAGAAGTGGCTCAGGAGCAGCAAACTCAGATGAGTCATAGTTCCAATATCCAGCAACTTTCTTGATTTTGATTTTGAAGTTTGCACCAGCCCAAAAATCAAATGGGTTGATTGGTGTTTCATCTTCAAACTCAGGTTGCATTGCAGCAGTTATTTTATCAAAGATTTTCTTTCCATATCTGAATAAGAATACTTTACCTTCATTCGATGGGTTTGAAGGATCTTTAACAACATAAACGTTACTGTAATAAGATAACTTACGTTTTTGTTTTCTTGCGACTTCTTTATCTGAATCAACACCTGAGTTCCAAAGTTGTGAGTTGTGCTCAGAAACTGGATCTTTTTGACCAAGTGTTGTTAGTGAATTCTCTATGTACCAACCACCAGATGATTGGAATGCGTGAGTGTAGAGTTTTGCCCAAGGCAAATCTTCTCCGTCTGGTGCAGGGAGAAATCTGATTACTGCGTAACCGTTACCTGCTTTATCAACTTCTGGTTTCCATAAACGATCATCTACACCATTTGAACCTTTGTTCATTTTTTCCACCTGACTAACAAGTTTTGCAGTCAGAGAACCAAGTGAGGATTGTTTTTTTAGATTAGAAAAAGACATTAGATTTTATTAGATTTATTTTTATTTGTGTTAAGAAGACCATCTGCCCGACTCTTTCGAGTTGCATCTTAGGTCAAAAAAGAGGGAGGTTGGATTTCTGTGTGCCAACAAAAGACGGGCATTACTACAGAGTAAAATACGTCTTTGCCTGAGACCCGACTGGTAAGTCGATTCTCCTCTCGGAGCAGCACCACCTGTGTCTCATCACCTTAACCAGCTATATGCCAGTAAGTTTATTCAGTCACTCCCAACGTAAGCGTCCTTACATTATTAATATAACACCTTACTATTTAGTTGTCAAGCGTCTCTTTTAATTTTCTAATTGACCCTCTCATATTGTCAAATATTTCCTCTACAGATGTCCCTCTAGGCGCTCCCATACTTCTTAATTGATGAGACATATTTTCTGCAACTAACTGAGCGTCAGGATCATCTGATAGTTTGCATCTAACATACATCAATTGTTGTTTCTCCAATAATTCCTCAACCATCTCAAGTTGATCTAGTTCATCATCCACATCTTCATCAGAAAAAGCAATTGAAGCTAACAAATTCATGCCAATGATATCTTGAAGTTCTTGAATGTCTCTTAGACTTTCTTTGACTATTTCTGAATCGAAAAAATCGTTCATTTAACGACTATCTCCTTGAGGGTTTGTTTGTACTTTGCGAGGTTAATATTATTTAACAAAAACGGTTTATACTTGTCTAACTTAAGACTAACGGTTTTCCACACAAAATCGTCTAACTTGGCATCAAAGTTCTTTTTATATCTCAACAGACCATCAAGTATTACTAGTGTCTCAACAGAAATACTTTTCTTTAAATGTTCTTTTATAATTATTGGGTGTCTTCCATTCTGACATTCAAATAAAGAATTAAATTCTTTATCATCACAAAGTTCAGTCATCTCCTGTTTAAAAAGATAATTTAAACTCTGTATCTTTTTAAGCCAGTCATTATATTTATTCTCTCCTGTCTCTATGATCTCTCCAATCCACATCTTTTGTGGATCATCACATTGAGAGAAAATTGCAGTAAAATAATCTACTATATCTTCGTCTTTCTTTTGACGAGACATCTTTTCAAAAAAATATTTATCCTTTCTTTTATTAAATGAAGTGGTGGTTGCATTTGTCTTACCACCATATTTAAAATAATCAAAGTTATCCTTTGTAAAGTGGTTTTTGAATGCTAAGTAAGTTCGATAGCAATCAAAACCAGTCATAAGGGCAGTTTTGCTCTTGAGGTACGTTTTAGATAGTTGAGTTCTGTTGCT